TTCCAGTTCCTGTAATATTAAACTCAGCAGCATCAAACCTGATAATTTCTCCATTAGCATAGAAATATCCTTGATATCTTGTTAACCAGTATACGCTTTCACCTAGATCTATTGTGTTATTTATGACTACCCCGCCAGATACCACGGGTGGGGTTGCTGGTAAGTTAGAATTGATAGGCATAGCACCCAAAACATAGTTGCCTTGTTTTGCAGCAACCTCATTTATTGTCTTAGTGCTTTCCGTTCCCGCTACTTCCCACAAAAGGGCTGGCTTATAAATCCAAGTTTTTTCTCTATCAATCATGCTTGATTGTCTAATTGATCCATAAGATCTCTGCAAATATCTTGTAGTATAAGAAATTTTTCCATCATTATATACTTTTTTATCTTGAGAAGCAATAGATACTATGTTTGGCAAATCTCCAGAAGAAGAATTTTCAATAACACCAGTGTCAGATTGATTATTGTTTCCAAGTAATATAAAGTCTGTTGGTCTTTCATCTACAGTTGGCATCAAGTAATTTTTACTCATTACAACAAAATTATTATACTCATCAAAAAACATTGCTGTTTGTGTTGCTACTGCAAGTTGGTTTAAAACCTCTGCTACGTTTTGATCTGGGGCAACAAAGAAGTATGGTATGACGGGATCAGATTCTCCATCTATTCTTCTAAAAGTATAGTTTGTAAAACCAATATAGTCTAACAATGTAGTTATTGCAAAACTTAAAGATGCCTGAGTTAGTAATAATCGTGGTGCTGGCATAGACTCAAGGAAAAAATAAAAATCTCTTAATTCAATATTAATTGATCCCGCATCTACATCAGCCTGTGGGAGTCCCTCAGAGTACATGGTTTTAACGGGAATGTAATAATCATACAAAAAGCCGTCTGTGTCTTCTACGCTATTAACTACTTCATAAAATAAAAACTTAATATTTTTTCTTACATAGTCAGCAATGATACTAGACGAGTTGTTTTCATTAAATGCCTGATCATCATCAAAAACAGACATCGTTCCAGTTGATGCAAGTAATTGCCCTACTGGCAAAGATGTAACTCCAACATCTGATAATATTTTTGTAATATCATATTGAATTGTTTTATCTGATAAATCTACTAATAATCTTGGTGAGAACTCAATAAGATCAAATGTTGAATCAAATTTATTCATTACTTCAACAACAATTCTAATGCCACGCATATATTGAAACTCTCTGTAAGATGTTCCACCAGCAACAGGATCTGTAAAGGATGCTGGCGAAGTTAGATCTGTTACAAAAGATGTTTCATTTGTAATTACTTCAGAGCCAAGAATCCACCCATATTCTGGTGTAAAGGTTTCGTAACTATCTCCATCCCAAATATAAAAATTTCCAATGTCTCCAGTATTTTGAATAACAAGATAAGCAGAGCCAACTAGCGGTGCCTCTGGAAGCAGCGTACTTGAAGATAATGTTTCTGCAAATCTATATATATCTTTATAAGCATCGGGAATAATTAATCCATATTGCAATTCAACATATCCGTCTGGTCCAATAATTGCTGATCCATCTGCTCTTGTATCATTTTCTCTAAAAGTATATGCATCTACCCAATTATCCCCATTAAGATACTGCACTCTCCATCTTGTTGGAGTTCTTTTATTTTGTTCACCATATAATGGGTCAGATATTGATCCCGTTGCAGTACTATATGGTCCTAAATTAATATCTCCAACACCAGTTTGCATTTTTATCACAATTCTATTTGCTGGAACTTGATTTTTATAAACTACAAAAGGAGCAGTATCATCTATATAGTTTAAACCATTTGATATATTTTTAGCAATTCCATATTCAACGTTATCTTCTGTTCTATAAGAAGTCCAATATCTAAACTGATCATATCTTGATGGCATATACCAACGTGGACGCTGTGCCATTGCTGAACCAGAATTTGGCAAATATGTTCCAGAAAAATATAAAGGCTTATTGATACCAGAACGTGGCCTAAATGGCCTTACACAATCCTCTAAAGAGTAAAGCATTTTCATTTTTTCTTTTAAAAGAGTAAACTGTTGTGGTGTTCCACTATTATCAAATCCACCATCTACTACTACATCTGCATCTGTGGCGCCTGTGTAATACCCGCCAGAATCCAAAGAATCAAAAATAACTGGCAAAGTAAAAAAGTCTGAGCCTGCCGTTGTTGGACGGTAGCGATAATTACCAAGCAAAAATATATTGTCTGGCATATTCATATTCCACTCAGCAAGAACCAAAGATCTTAGTTGTATTGTTGCTGATGTTTCTAGATGAGTCTTTAATGTTTCATTAATAAACATTTAGACCTCTTCAAGGGTTAGATTTATATTCCAGAAATCATATGTGCTACCACCACGTTTTACGACAGAATAGTTAAAATCTGCAAAATAAACTTCAATAATTTGATTATATTGTGCTAGGTGTCCAAATGAAGCATCTGTGATTTCTCCACCTGTTTTAAAGTTGCTGTATTTATCATATGCTAGGTACATCCAAAATGGTCCAGGATGTGATTGATACCAGTCTAATATTGCTACCCCGCCAGCACCGCCATCTGTTGTAAATTCTCCAGATGTATTTTTATATGGAGATATGCCAGTAGAATCAAAATCTGCCACCTCAAAATATGCACGGGATGGAAGCATATTCCAAGACATACTAATACTAAGTTTATCTGCGATATGGTATGAACGCATACGACCATTAATTGTGCGTTGACGCTTTTCAATTCTTTGTTGATCAAAACTAATTTCTCCACGATTATTGTCAGATAAGATTAAGAACTGATCAATTAAGTCTTGATCTGTACCGCCAGGAACAACAGCCCCAACTTCAAACCCATTTGGAAGATAAATACCACTTGTTAATGTGCCAGAATTGTTAGACCAAAGGACTGCTTCTGGGCGCTGATAGCGCTTACGACCTGTCATATATGCAGCGGTAGCCATAATTAAACCCTTTGTCCCTTAATTCTTTGTGAATCAATTTGTTTAATCTGTGTCATTACTGATCTTGCAATTTCATCAGGATTTGCACCAGATTTAACATTTACGCTTATACTATAATTATACACTGAATCACCATTGTATGTGCCATCATTTATGGCTTTCATATTATCAACACCAAAATCTTTTACAGCATATTTACTCATAATAAATTCTCCAGGGGATAACATGGCTGGTATTGTGTCGCTACCCCTTGCAAATCCTCCAAAACCAAAATATTTTGGCTTTACCATTCCACCTTTTGCCAACATCTGCATCTCTCCATAGAATCCACCACCACCACCGCCGCCACTAGGCTTAGAAAGACTTTGTTGATATGCAATTGCTTGTCCAGTATATCTTGCAGTAGACGCTGCCAAAGATGGATCCATACCCTGAAGAGTTAGTCCAGAAAACATTGCATTCGCTATATTTGATGCAGATTCGCCAACAGAAACCGCAGCCGCTACTGCATTATTAATTTCTTCGGTAGTGCCTGCTGCAATTATAGTGCTAATTGCGCCTTCTTTAATTACTTTTTCTAAGGCTAAGGCGGCAGCAGCCGCATCGGCAGCAGCAATTGCTGCTAGTGCTGCTGCATCTGCTGCTGCTTTGTCTGCTGCTGCTTTATTTGGATCACTAGACTCTGAAGAATCTGCAACAACGCATGAGGAAAATGTAGATGATTGCATCAATCCATTAACATATTCTTCTATATAGTTTGCTTTTCCAGAAGCACACTTTGTCTTTGATACGGACTTTACAACAGTTTTAGTTTCTCTTACTACTGCACCACCACTACTGCCCACTTTATTATTTGCTGAATATGTTCCTCCCATCGCAATAGCAAGTTGTTTTGCAAGACCAATTGCTCTTTCTAATTCCTTATTAAAATTAAAAGTAGCAAGTTCTGCATCAAGAATTGCCAATTCTACATCTCCCCAAGCGTCTTCTTCTGCCTGCAAACCAGCAAGAGCAGCCTCAGTTCTTTGTTGAACTTTTTCTAGTGTTAAACGTGCTGCATCTAATTTACTGTTTTCTATATCAAGTAGTGCTTGTGCAGGAAGCAATTCACTAAGCCTAATAGTAAGGATTTGGCGCTCTTTAATTTCTATTGCATCAAGTTCAACCTTACGAGCCTTTTCAATATTATAAATATCATCTTCAATACCACGAAGAATTAATTGTTGCTGTTCTCTTTGTTCTCCAAGAGTATAAATTTGATCTGCAAGAACGCTCATTTCTCTATTCTTTATTTCTCTTGCTTGTTCAATTGCATATATTCTATCCTGTAATGCAAGAACTCTGATATCTACTAGTTCTCTTTGTTCTTCAAGAGCAAATATTTGTTGTCCAATAGCAAATTGTCTATCCTCAATTTGTTTTCTAGTCATACCGTTACTTGCAATAACACGACCAATTTCTTGCTCTCTTGCTAAACGTAAGTTATCAGATTGATCTCCAACAGCCTTTTGTGCAGCCTCATTTCTCATTTCTTGTGCTAGTTGAGCGGCAGCAGAAATATCGCCTTGTGATAAAGCATCCGCAAGAGATATTCTTGCTTTTTCTTGATTTGCTATATCCTGGTTTATATCTGATATTTTTTGTAATGATTCTTCTTGTTTATCATATTTTTCATTAATAGAATCAACAACTCTATCCATTAACTCTAACTCATTTGAAAGGTCGGATGATTCTTCCTGTAAGGCAGCAATTGGCCGTTCAAAATTAATATCAATACTACGAGACAATGCATCTATTTGAGACTGTAAATCTTCAATTGGTTTACTAAATTCTAGTTCAACACTGCGAGATAAGTCATCAGATAACTCTTGTAGTCTTTCAATTTCTCTAGAAAGATCTGTTTCAATGCTGCGAGATAATTTTTCAGAAGCATCCTGTGCTGTCTTTAACGGTACATCAAACCTTAACTCTATGGCAAGTTTTGCTTTATCAATTTCAGTTTGAATTGCATCAATTCTCTTTTGAATTACATTTACCGCTTCTTGTTCTACACGGACACGCTCCTCAGCAACCCTAACTGCTTCTTCTGCCTTTCTTTTTTCTGATCTAAACTGACGCTCAATTAATGCACGGCGCAACTGAAAATATTTATTTACTTGCGAAGAAATTTCATCAATTTGTTTTTTAATTGCAGCAACTATATCTACCTTCATATCAATGCCTAATTGTAAGTCTGCATTAATTGTTACACCTTCAAGTACATCAAAAATATCTTTAATCTTATTTGCTATTTCTTCTGATGGTACTGCTCCAGATAGTAAATCACTAATTCCCTGCGCTAACTCTGGAGTATTTGCAATTTGTGCAAGTTGCTCTTTTGTAAAAGTACCGACGCTAATTCCTAATTCTTCTGATAATATTTTTTGTAACTCACCAGTTGTTGCACCAGTAAGTGCAGCAAGCGTTGTTTGCAGTTCAGTTGTTTTATCTCTAGTGGCTTGGGCAGTTTGTCTTAATGCTAAATTAAGAAGTTCTACCTCTTTCTTAGCCCGTTCTGCCTCATCTGCCATTGCTTTTAATTCATCTGGCTTAATGTCTTTACTTACAATAGCAATAGCCAATGATTCATCCTTGATCATTTCTAGTGCTTGACCATACTCAACACCAGCAGCACGTAGTTTTAAAAATGCTTGACGTTGTGCAATAGCCCCTTCTGCAGTGCGTTTTTGACTTTCTTGAAATTCTCCAATTGGTAACTCTGCAAACGCCTCATTGGCAGCCTTGCCAAACTCAGTTAATACAACCTTGCCCTTCTTGGTGACCGTAATAAATTGAGCCATGGTTTCTTTATCTAAACCACTAACAAAATCTAAGAATCCTCTATTGGCCTGTATATCTTTACCAATTACTTTTCCTTTTTTATCTTTTGCTATAACACCCTCTTGTAGTTGCTGTAGCACACCAGAGAATTTATTTATTCCTTTACCCTGGGTAATTCTAAGAAGTTCTTTTACTCCACCCTCGGCATTAATAGCAGCATCACGAACCATCTTAAGTTTGTTGAGAAGATTATCAAGTGCTGTGTCTCTTCCTGCTCTATCCTTCTTTGTTCCATCGCCAGCGCCTGGTGGAACAACATCTGTTGTTGTAGGTGTACCATAAAATGTTTCAACATCAAGTTGTGCTAATTCTTCATCAGTTTTACCTTTAGCGCCCTCCATTGAAAAACTATAAACAATATCATATACTTCTTTATATTTTTTGCCCTGAGATGCTTCCATGGCTTTTTTCTTAGCATATCTGCTTAGCCATTCTGCTTTTGCTTCTGGATCCTGGAAATCTGTTCTAAACTGATAAAAAGTTAAATATTTTTGTATTGCCTCTTTACGAACCTCTGGTGCAAGTTTTTTATAGTACTCCCAGTTTTCAATAATAGTATCAACGCCACCCTCTGGGAATCCAGCAGTTTTAAGAGCAATGGCTATTTCTTTGGGATCTTTAGAAAAATCAATTTCTTCTATTGCTGCTAGATCTCTGGAGAATTGCAATAGGCCGTCTTCTCCAAGACCTTCAAGCATTACCTTCATATTTATTTCAGTACCATTAAGTTCACTAATTACAGCAATTGCTTTTGATGTTTGATCAAATTGTTCTGTTGGTAAAGCGGTAACTTTTAAGAAAATGTTTTGTGCTATTGCTTTTGCTTTTTTACCACTTCCAATTCCAGCAAGCAAAGATTGTAATTCAAATGTTTTTGCAGCACCTTGTGTTTTAACTGATAAGTTTAAAGCAGCACTAAGTGTTCCAAGATTTCCGCCTTCTGTACCACCAAACATCCTAATAATTGATTCAATTTGATCTGGGTTTGCTAATTTGTTTGCAAGCAAAAGTTGCATCTCTACTTCAAAGTCTTGGGCAGCCTCTGCGGATTCAAATCCTGCTTTTTTAAACTCATCCTGTCTAAACGCATTTTCATCACTAATTTTTGAAAGTGTTTCAAGCAATCTATTTGCTGAAGTTTCAAAATCTGTGCCTTTAAAAATATCCTTAACTTTGCCTTTTAATGCATCAAAATATGCATCTTCTTCGGCATCTCCACCAAAAAGAGATCTCGTAGTTGTATTTTGTATTTCTTTAAATTGTTTTAATGAAATCTTAAGAGATTTAGCAACTTCAGCAGTTAATGTTTTTTCTCCAGCAATCTGTTGCGAAATAAGCATGTTGATCTCTTGCTGTATTCCAAGTTGTTCTTCTTTATCCTTGGTCATAGCAAGTTGGTCTTTTTTAGCCTTTATTTGTTTTTCATAATAAATAGTAAATGCATCCAATTGTGCTTGAGCAAACTCTGCGCTTGTGCCAGCAAGTCCTGCAAGTTGTGCTGGAGCCTTGCGCCCCCCACCCACAACATCAGTTTCTTTAAGAAGTTCCCGTGCTTTTTTTCCTGATTCTTGGATTAGGTTAACCCTAGCCTTTAGTGGCTCTCTTAGCAAATCTTCTCCATTAGGACCAACAAGCATAGTTAATTCGCCAGTAATTCTTGCATATAATCCAGCATCTCCAAGATTAGTAGAGATCTGCTCTGCAACACTTCTGGCTTGTTCTGCTGTCATTACACCATCAGAAATATATGCACCCAATTGTAAAGCAAAGTCTTTTGCTGCTTTTTCTGTTCCATATACATCTTTGTTTGTCATAAATGCTTTATTAACTTGTTTGCCAATATCAGATGATAAGAACTGACTTCCAAACTGCCTTCCTACACGTCCTGCTTCATTATATTGTCCTAATACCCCGCTAGTTCTTCTTGTTGCCATTAACTCTGAAGCGCCAACTTTGCCAGTAATTTCAGAAACCTTTTTCATTTGCTCGGTTGTTGCAGTAATGCTTCTTATAAACTGTTCTTCTTTTCTTGCTCTTTCTGCCATTATTCTATTACCAGCATAGATTATTCCTGCAAATGCAAGGACTGCAGCACCAGCAGCAACATATGGATTCATTAACAATGGAGCAAAACTTGCTAAGAAAGATGCACCCATCAATCCCATTCCAAGACCAGTATTGCCTGTTGCAAAGGCACCCATTGAGGCAACTCCTAGTCCAGCGCTAACTCCGCCAGCAATTTTACCAACCTTTGCTTTTCTTTCTGCTTGTTGAGTTTTCTTTTTATCTTCAGCGCTTTGCTGAATCATTGCTGTTTCGTTCTTAATGGCATTAAGCCTTCTTGTTTCCCATCCACGTTTTGCAGCCTGAGATCTTTTTTCTTTTGCCGCCTCTTCTTGTGGACTTAAAATCATATATGATCTAGCAGCAACATTTCTTTTCTTTGCTGCAGCGCTTAATCCTGCAGACTGAGACTTGACTTCTGAATCACCAACACCAAAACTTTGTGCCTTTTCCCCAGCAATCATTGCCTGAATTAATGGCTTATTGGCTGGATCTTGTGCTGACTCTGCAGGGATAACGGCCTCTCCAGGAGTAAGCATTGCAGGTACGGTGTCTGTTCCTTTTGCATAATATTTTACATTTTTTGTTCCACGATTAAATTTCTTTGGAAGTTTTGATGTTGCACCCGCTGCTCCTGCCTTACCACCAACAAAAAATCCTGGATTAGTAGCAGCCAAACGAGCAGCAGCAGCAGAAGCCTGATTGTATGCTATAGCAAGTTGTCTTGCAGCGGTAGCCTCAATATTAAATACCTCTATTAATTTTGTATGACCAGTGTTCATTGCTGCTGTCATTGAAACATTTTCTAATTCAGCAGTTGTCATATAATTAAAAGTTGAACCAAGTACGGTAGATGCACCTGTTGCTTTTCTCATTATCATAGTAAAGCCCCATACTGCTTTAACAGTATTTCCTACTAAGTTACCAAACAGACCAAGGGCCATAAGTACTGCTGGAAAAGCAGTAGCAAATACTAATATAAATCTTTTTGTTCCATCTCCAAGTTCATTAAAGTTTTCAATTATTCTACCAACAAACTTAAGAACTGGAAGCATTGACTCTAAGAATAATTTTCCAAGTGGAAGAAGTTGTAGTTTTACCTCTTCTAATGTTTTTGTAAACTGAACACCAATAGCCTCTTCAACTTTACCTAACTCTCTTTCAGATAAAATTGCTAGTTCTTCTGTGCTTGCAGACATTAAATCTAATACTCTAGATGCCTGTGTTCCATCTTTTATAACATTTTGGAATAGAGTAGACAGACGAGCAAACTGGAATTTACCAAATAATTGCTCAATAGCACGAGCACGATTTAGTGGATCTAGAGTGTCTAATGCTTGTGCAAAACCAACAACAATAGCACGAAGATTTCCAGCATTGGCTTCTACAATTCCTTTAATATTAATTCCAAATCCAGCAAGCATTTCTGATGCCTTATCTGTTGGATTAATAAGAGAAGCAAGGCCAGACTTTAATGCGTTTGCACCTTCAGATGCATTAATACCGCCTTCTTTCATAGCGGTTAAGAAAAATGCTAAGTCTTTAACATCTCCGCCAAGTTGTCTAATAATAGGAGCAACTTTAGGAATTGCAATGGTGATATCATCAAGCGATACAACAGTTTGGTTTTCAACTGCGTTTAAAAAGTCAATACTAGATGCTAAATCTTCTGTAGAAATTTGAAGAGCATTTTGCAAAGAAATAGTTGTTTCTAGTGCCTGTTGTTGCTCAATTTGTCCAAGTACTGCAAGTTTGTTTGCTTGAGTAACCTGTGCTTCTAATGCCTTGCCACCAAAACCTGCTGCTGCAGCATCCGCAGCCATTTCCATAGTATCTTTGATCGGAATACCAAGTTTAGCAAACTCTTGTCCAATTCGCATAATATTATTAACTGCTGCATTTGTTTCTGTTTCACTTGTAAAAAGATCGCCGTAAACACGACGAAAACGGAGTGTTGCCATTTCCATTTCTCTAAAGACTTTTGCAGAAGTAACTCCAAGCATAACTAGTGGCATCGTCAAACCAACCATCAACTGACGGCCTGCCCACTGTGTATTTTTACCCCAGTTAATTAGTCCTGTAGCACCCTGTCGCATTGTTGCATTTAGTATCTGCATTCTTTGTGCTGCCAACTGAGTTTTTGTAGCAAAGTCATCCATTGACTTAAGAGTTGTTGGAGTAATCCTTAAGCCTTCAGTCCCACCAGCAATTCCAGGTTTTGTTAATCTAATCCACTGAGATTGTAATAGTTTTACTCTATCTTCATACGCTCTACGTAAAATTGTTCTTTCTTGTGCAAACGCATTTCTAATTAACCCTACACGCTTGCTTAACGTTTTGCCTAATCCACCCTCTAAAAGTCCTGCAGCAGAATATCTAGCATACTCACGTAGAGTTAGTTTGTTTCGCTCTAGGGCTGTTGTAAATCTTTCGGTAGTTCCAGTAATTCTTGCTTGGGCTGCAGACAAACCCTGAATAGAATTTACCTGTTGAATTAGTCTTGAGTTAATTGCCTCTTGACTAATTGCGGCATTACGATTGCCACGAACTACGGCTTGATTAAATTCAGAAAGTGCTGCTTGCAGACGACGAAGTTCTGCAAGCGATTGGCCAGTATTAACATTAACATTAATGTTACTGTTATAATTATCTACTGCCAATTTAGCACCTTCTTAAATTATTATTTCATTGCATTGAGCACATCGGCTGCATCTGCAAGTTGGATTCCAGAGGCTGTCTCTATGACCTGATAAACGGTAGGAAGATCAATACTATCTTCTACCTTTTTACGATCTTCTGCATATGCTGGTGCAAATTGCTGGAAAGCAATCATTACACAGTCAATGAGAATATCCATAGACTTATCATTGTCATCCGCCACTGCTGCCAACTCTTGAAACTTCTTAGTGAATGGCTTCAAAAGTGAGATTTTTAAAGGCTTAATCTCTATTTCTGTACCATCAATAAGTTTGATTTTCTTTGGTTCATGAGTTGTTACTGCCACTTTTCCTCCTATATTAGGTTATGTCAATTATAGCATAAAAAGCCTATTTTTTAAAATTATGACTTCATAACAGATGGGTCTCGCATATCATCATAATCTAGACCCATACCAATTCCAAACCCAACCTTTTTAGCATTTTCTCCCTGTAGGGCTAGAATATCATTGCTATCTGTTGCCTTACCTTTACTGAATACCCTTGCTTTCATGTCTTCCCATTCTTTCTGGCCCTTAGACTGACCAGACTGAGCATCTAGATCTACCCCTTGCATTGCTGCTGCAAATTTTTTATCTTGATAATCTGACTCTCTTTTACTTTCCAAGGTAGCCATTAATTCTGGCATAGATAATGATAACTCTAACTCTTCATAATCTTTCCATATACCCAGCAAAAATACCTCTGATTCTAAAGTTGCTAAATCTAGTTCAGACCATTTTTTTCCACTTTTTTGTGCTTGTTCTTTTACTGGTTCTGTAGATTTTTTATTTACCTTAATATTAGCAGCAACACCAATTAGTTTATATAGATTATGAATATCTAAATTATCAGCAACATCTTCTGGTCTACCCGCCAATTCTGGGCGATACTGCTTCATTGCTATTTGTGCACATTTTAATAAATGATCAATTGATTCTTCATCTGTTCTTTTGGAATCTATGTCCTCAAAAAACAACATAAACTCTCTAAGATATTTAATTTTCAATGGAACTATTTCTATCTCTGTTCCATCAACCAATTGTATTTTATCTTTTTTATAAATTTCTGTAGCCATTTTATCTATTCTATCATACAACAAAACCCACCCCGTTTAAGGGATGGGCTTGTTATTAATCTAAAATTAGATTATTATGATGCTGGAGTCCAAGTACGGTCAATAAGTTTGCCGTACGAAGCACTACTGTCTTCAGGAAGAAGACGGAAAGAAACCTCAAACATGGAAGGTTCGTCACGCTTTGCGGATACTGTTACATTCTCAATTGAGAGTGCACGGTACGCAGCGTAAACACGCTCTACGTATGCGGAGTCTTCGCAGTCTCCAGTTCCAGGTCCAACAGCAACAATTCCACGCTCAACTGGGCATTCTCCAATGTCTCCTGCGGAGAGATTAAGAGTTTGTCCTGCTGAAGTAGACTTGGTTCCTGTTAGGTCGCCGCTTGGAGCAGCAATAGCCAAGAGAAGATTCTCAAGGGTAGCCTCTGCAAAAGCAGTTGCCATATTTACTTGCATTCCTTGCTTGTATAACTTAGCAACGTCAAGAAGTTGGTCAACCTGTACTTCACCGAAGTCTGGTTGGAACTGCAATTCAAGACCGTTCATGGTATAACCTACGTTTGTAAAATCTGCATCGTCTGCAAGTGTTTCTCTGTAGGACTCTGAAGATGTAAACGCAGGTAGTGAAGTCGAACTCAATGTTGTATCAGCAACAAAGAAAGCGGCTGCACCAACAATAATGTTGTTTGATGTACCACGTGTATATGCCATATTTTCACCTCTACTTTCAATATTTTCTATATTAAGTTTTTGGCGGGTTTCCTCAAAACAATTATAACAGTGTTTTTAGGTGTACTGCTTTGAAAGTGCAGTATTTCCACCATAGTGGTAGTCGTATTCAATGAGTAGTTTATTAAGGGTTAATCCACGTACCGTCGCCAATTGGGTCAAGTCCCTGGCCTCTTCTAACTGGTATACCTTGATATCATGAAAATATACGTTGGGTTCTGCTATTTCAGAATTTGGATCTATTGGATTTTTCACTAAAGGGGGCTGTGGAGGAACTGCATTAGTTAGCCTTCCAGCCTGCATATCGGCAACAAATGCGTTTAAGTCCTCTGCTGCTGCATCTGATCTATCTAATAACTGAGAAATGATAATTATTGCGTCTGTAATTTTTTCTGGTAAACCATATACATAATAAAGAAGTTGTTCTGTTTTGATGTAATACGATGGACTTCTTCTAAATCTGAGAAGCCTGTCATATTGTACCGCAACATCTGGGTAAGAACCAAGAGTATTTTTATATATGTCATCAATTGCTGTAGGTGTTGACGGTACTACTAAAACATCCTGAAATTGATCTGTATACTTTTTAAGTTCATTAATAATGTATGCATTTACCCACATTGGTGGAAAAGGCAAATCCCTGACGCTTAGTACCATTATTCAGCCTCCACTATATCTGCTGCTCCAACAATCCATCTGTATCCTGTTTCAATTCCAGCAAGTCTTCCGCCTCTGCGTTTCATTCCTTTACGAACTCCTTTTTGGAACGCTTTAGAAAATGGTTTAACCAACATGCCAGATTGCATAAGTCTTGACTGACTTAAATATGTAACAAAAAATGTTCTAAAGTTTGAACCAAAAGATCCAACCACATAATTACCGCCAGGATTTTCTACTCTAGAGTGATAGGATGTTACCCATCCTTCTAGTTTTTCATCATAGTATTTTAAGTAAGGCTCTTTGTTTGGATAAATATCTAGACTAATTCCGTTTTCCATAATATATGCTTTGTCACGGAAAGGAACTGTACTGCCACGTCGTTTTTGCAATGTTTTAGATTGAGTGAATACTGAAGAAAATGTCATTCCTGCTTTTGTATAAACTGGAACAATCTTAAATAATCTGGCAGATACCATACCAACACGATCCCATTCATAAACATGATGTAATGTCTCTGGCTCCATCTTTGCCATAGTGTCAATATAGTTACCAAGAATTGTTGCAATTTTTGGCCCCATCTGTTGCATGTATGCTTCTTTTCCATCTTCAAGACCTTGCAGTGTTCCAAGGGTATACTCAATAAAGAAATGCATATCTTTTTGAAATGGCTTAGGGTCTGTTAATACGCTAATTCTTGGCATTAGTCTTCAATTCCCTGATTTTCTGTTCTACGGAAAACAACTTTATAATAATCAATTTTTCCGAAAGGTCCCATTATTGGTTCCTGACTTGCAATTTCGTAAATAGTTCCTTTTCCAGTCCGCTCTCCAGAGGTTTCTCTGTAAATTAATTCGCCAGCAGCAGTTCTAATATTAGTAACTAAAACATTGGTGATAGAGTTTTCGTCTTTGTTGTCTGAGACACGAATGTCTGTTCTTACTCTTCCCAATAAAAGATTTTCAAATTGCAATAAAAATTGTGGTCTAACTTCATCTTCTTGTAGTGAACCTACAGGGGTAGCATTGGTGGCTATAGTTTTATTATATACCCAGTCTTTTTTGATTTGGCCATAAACATTTTGTGCTGTTATTGGATAGTAAACATCACACAACATTGGATATACAAAATCTGTGGTTTCACATGTTGCCATTATAATACCCCAGGCTTACCAAAATTGGTAATGTATTTCTCCAAAATCTTATCCACTAAAAGATTTCCAGTTCCAAAGAAAGAACCCTTGTCATATTCAATTTTATACTGATCTGTAGAATACTTTGCTACATATCTCTTATGATAGTCTAATCTTCCACACTTTAAATCATCAATAAGCATAAGGGTTGCATCTTTAATATCATAAGGAACTACTTTATATCCCGTCGCTAATTGGAACAGATAGTTCCATCCCATAGGAAATGTTACTCCTGGGGCTACGGCAATTGTGTTTGGGCTATCTTCTGAGTCATACATATAAATAGAATCGGAGTATGCTAGTGGAACTCCTCTTGGAAAACCTGCTTGACGAATGTAAGAGTCTGTAATTTGAACCCAATCTTTAATAATTGCAGTTTTATCTTTTGTTAACAAATAATTCCATTGTCCATCGCCTTGTGCTTGTGGGCTGTCATCATTATCCCAAACAAGTTCATTATTTTCATATGCTTTAAGAATTAAATAAGTTCTTTCCCACAATGGCATAAAGTCTGTATTATTACCAATTGTTTCATACCAAGATCTCTCATAGTAGAATCCTCCAGGAACAATGGAGTCAATAATTGCTCTTGCTAATCCTTCATAATATGTATAGTCTTTGATTTCAGTTGCGGTAGTTCCAAGTGAACTTGGATCCACATATGGTCGCATGATCTCAAGATTATCTTCTACAACAATATCGCCTTCTTCTGCGCTTGTAGAAGCAGTAGTATAAACTGCATCATAAATTGTCAAAGAGTATGACTCATCATAAGTATTAAATAAATCTGGAAGAATATAAGAAATTTGAGAACTTGCTGAAGATGTTATTGTTTCTGTAACATCATTTACATTTCTAGTACCCTCATTAATTACCAGGATGTAGTCTGTATTTGCTTCTGGCACATCATATGTGATAGAAAGTGGATAGGGTGGGAGTCTTAAGATCTGCATTATACTTTGCCGTAATGTTTGGCTACTTCTTCAGGCGTTGCTGATCGCACTGCCTTATGCTTTAGCCACTTTTCGGATACCTCCTTAGTAACAATATTATAACCCCTTTGAAGTTGCCCCACGCCATTCCAATGAAGATTCTTTTCTGAAAATACCGCTACCTTTTCTTGAACGGTACTTGATTTAACTTCCTGATGATCCTCTCTAGGAACAAAAGGTAAAATCGCTTCTAATAAGTCTAGTTTTGTAGTTGCACCAAATGTATCAATATTATTTTTTTTAGCATATGACTTTAACTGTGGTACTGTCTTTTTATTAAATTCTTCTACTACTTCTTTTGTTGTTGCCATTTTTTCCTCCACTGCTATTATATCAGAATCCCTATCTGTATAAACTTTGTGCTCTTCTTACTCCCGCAGGAGTCCCACTTATAATTACATTTTCACCAAAATTAGGTGTTGGTATGCATCCCAGTGCATATCTTTCTGTGATAATTCCATTAGGTCCACTAATGATTGTTCCTATACCGCCAACTGCTATAGCGCCGTCACCACTGTGTTGATGATTTACTGTTGGTTGTCCTGGATATGACATTTGTTCTCCTAATGTGATAAAGGAGGACAGTTTTACCTGCCCTCCTTATCGGTTAGTTTTTACAAACTATGCGGTTGGGTCAGAGGCTGCATCTGCGTAAGCAACTGCATCCTGCTCTTCCCATTGCAAGCCAAAACGAACGAATACTGTGTACTCGATTGTATCTTTCTTTGGCTTGTATTCACGGTTTACGGTAATATCTCTCTGGAAACCCCATACACGGTTAGCAGGGAATGTCAAATCGACATAATCTGCTGGGTAGTAAGGAACTTCCATAACATCAATTCCAAGAACACGAGTTGTACGTGCTCCACCGAATGTCTGTCCAACACCATCTAGGTATTGCTGACGGTTACGCTCTGTACCACCAGTACGAGGTGCAAACGCTTCAGCAATTGCATCAGCGAGTGTACCGTTGTTCTTAACAATTCCCTGGAAAGCATCTGTACCAGCATAGAACTTTAGGTTCTGCTTGATAGCACGATACTTACGTGGCATTGCAAGAATGATGTCCTGCATGACCTCTGTTGTCCAGTTGTCATCAGTAACAGTAACGAGTGCCTCATGAGCATCTCCGTCATTTTCTACTTTGTAAACAAAGCCTTCCATGATTGAAAGGAATGCTCCTGTAGAACCATCACCATTAATGGCTAGGTCTTCGATATCGTTAGCAAATGCATTGGTCATCAAGCGAACTAGATGATCTTCCAACGCACCTCCTTCAATATTGTCTTCAAGTGATTCTGTAGATACTTCCCAATCAAGACGAATCTTTTTGGTTGTTAGTTCTACCTTAGTGAATGAAGCACCTGTGTTTGTATAATCGTTGCTTGCTTGTGCAGCAGCACGAATAACACGCTCACCAACGTTAACCTTCTCGATTTCCATGGTGTTTGCTCGCATTGTAACTCTACGACCATCTTTGGCGAGAACTGTTGCATCCCACACGTAGTCGATGAAGCGGCGAGCCTGCTCTGGCAGAAGAATACCACCTGGTGTACCAGTTGGACTTACTGCGTTCGGGCCGTTTGTCACACCAAAGTTTGGTGTAGCAATGTTACCCAGTTGAGCGCCAACATCAGATGTGGTTGGACTGGTTGCTGTTGCACCGCCAATGTCACCTGAAGCGAAAGCACCATCACCTGCGTGTTGATGCGCTACGGTTGGAGCACCTGGATAATTTTTTACGATTTCTTGTTCCGACATATTGTTCACCTCCTAGTGAATATACCTTTAATTAAATAGGTCGGCTGTTTTGAGGAAACGTCCGCCCCATAGGGATTTTTGAGTTTTCATTTCTGGAAACTCCTGCACGATCTCGCCTAGATCGCCAGACTTGCGGAAAGCAGTATCTTTTTCTACAAGATCTACTCGCTTTCCAAACTCATTAAAAGTTCCCTTTACTTGGCTTACCTCATTTGCTACAGACTTTACTTCGCCTGTAACTGTTTCAAGGGACTTTGTGATTGCTTCAACGTTAGCCTGCATAGACTTAACTGTTTCAGCAAGATTGCTCAAGGCATTAGTAAGAGAGTCATTGATTTCAGCAACAGACTTTGCAATCTCTGCTGCACTATCAACTACTGCATCTACTGACTTTTCCGCTGCGATGTCAACAACAGGAGCATCTGCTACTGGTGCTGAATCTGCCACTGGCTCTGCAACAGGTGCTTCTGCAGAAACTTCTGCTGGAGCATCTACTGGAGCCTCTGCTACAGCATCTGCTGGAGCCTCTGGAGCAACCTCAACATGTTCAACTACTTCTGCTGCATCTGCAACTGGTGCATCTACAACTTCCATTGTTTCTTCTGTCATAGGATTTTCCTCCTTTGTAATCTTAATTGTCCTAATGCCTTTTGCACTATCAACTAAGAACTTTACTGTTGTGATATCTTCTTGATCTTCAACAAATCCAATGTTTTTCATTGAACCATTGCAAGATGGACAAGTTTCATCAGAATCTTTTGAAAGTCTTACGATATCATCTGTTTTGCACCAATAAACTGTATCAACAACTGCCTTTGCTAAATACCCGCCAAGTTGTCCCTTTTCAATAGAGATAACATTAGCAAATTGATTTGCTGGGTTGTCAACAAGCGATAATTCATGCAAGTCGTACTCTTTAATTATACGCACTGATTTATCAATTTTTTCATCATACATGTCATCAGACTTTGTAATATTTCCACCAATTGAAAAACCAGTTAAAGTTCCATCAAGGACTTTCTCCCAAGTATCCTGGGCACCTTTTGAAACATAAGCAGAAACATAGACTCCGCTATAAAACTTTTTTACCTGTGGATCAAAATAGCGATCCTCTTTAAAAGAAACAACCTTGCCTACAGCACTGGGTTGATGCATCTCACGAAGGTTGCCACGGAATTTCTTAAATGCCTCTATACTTGCTTCTGTCGTAACGATATCGCCTTGCTTATCTACGTTATCTAGAGTAGCAAAGCCAGAAACAATACGACGTTCTTGATCTACTTTACCAATGGGCATTGAAAAGCGAACATTGTCGCCATCAGTAACCCAGTGTGCTTTATTTATAGTCATGGCAGTATTATTATAGCATTACTTTATAATGCTTTCTCAACTATTGAGACGATCTGCCTTCACCTTGTGCATTTCTTCCAGATATGGTTGTAGGAGAATCTGATTCATTATTTGCTCTTTCAGCATCTCTTTCTCTGTTACCCGCCAAGTTTGCCCTAGCATCTGTGGCTTGTCTAGCACTCATTGTAAATGGGTCATCTCCATCTGGACGCTGTGACATGTTTAGTATTTCACGTGCCTCATTTGGAGTAATAACCTGAGTCTTGACATACCGCTCAATAATCTGAGATTGGGCAATTTCATCTGTAAGTGTAAGTTCATTAAACTTAAGATCAAGAATGTCAGTCTTTTCCTTAACTATCTTATTTACGATCTTCTCCAAATGACGCTGGGCTGGACGAGAAACCTGCTCTTTAAAAGTTCTATCCTGTGCAAGGGCAGCAGCGATAGCAGCAGAGTCAGATCCGCCAAGTTTTGAAATAGGAACCTGATGGGCAACCAAAATATCATCACGATTTTGTTTACGATATTTTTCAAATGAACCTTCTTGGACACCATTTTCAATAGGTTGCATACTAAACTCAACCTTATTTCCATCTGTATCTCCAGGAAGTGGAATATATAATGTTCTGTGATTTTGTCCTTTTAGACCTGTTTGCATAAAACGGAACATCTTGTCTTCAGCATCAGCAGATAGTTTTGCACCTTTTACTGTGATGATATATCTTGGTACCGCTTTGTTTTGGAAATAATCAATATTATACTGAGCAGCAAGAGAGTCTCCAATAAGAGAAGAAACGGCAGATAAAATATCTGGAACCCCGTAAAATGTATTTAAAGGAGAGTATTGTTTAAGATGTAAAATTTCGTTTGGTCTTTGATCTGCAGTAAGAGGATTTGTATTTTTTGCACCAAAGTTTCTAAAGTATACTAACTTCTGACCAATGATTTGTACAAAGCCATCACGCAAACGACGGACACGAACTGTGGTTGCTGGAATGTGTCCAACATAACCAATCTCTCCAGTTACGGTACGACCAATCTCAAGGAAGCCATTTCCTGTAGCCTGAACATCTGTATAGAACTTCTCCATTGTTTGCTGGAAAGTATCCTCATCATTTAAAGATTCTAGCCAGTCACGAACCTCTAGTTTCATACGCTCTACACGACGACGAGCACGATCAACGGCATCATCATCATCGTTCATTTCAAACCTTAACATTGTTCTATCTGTTAATTCAAATTTATAACCAAGACCTACAACATTTTCTACCTTTGCATCAATAGCAGCATGATTAGCAAAAGAAGTATCATAATAACTTGCTAGTTCATAAAGGTTATATGGTGGTGTGATTACATCAAATAAGCCATAGCCATTTTGATATACCGTTCCAGGATTAATCTGTTTTGACTGTGCCCCGTCTTTTCCAGAAGGAAAGGCGTTTGCATCATTTAAATATGCAGGAGTTGGAGCAATTGCAGGATAACGAGGATTGTAAGTCTCTGGAGCCATAGAATACTTGGAAACTGTTCTGCTAGTTCTGCGCTTGAAGTTAGTGTCTATGCCAGACAGATCTTTAAGTTGGTCCCATGATTTTAAGAAAGGGTCACTCTCAAGAAACTGATTGTTTCCTGTATCTTCTGTGTTTAGGCTTGCTTGAATATATTCAAATTCTCTATCCATTTTCGTATGCATCTCTTCCGTGTGTTTTTAATGTTTTTTGTGCAGCGTCAACAGCGCCTAGATCATTTAGTGAAGGAATAAGTCCTTGATTAAATCTATCTACCTGCTCGCTATACTCTTCGTCTGTAACTCTCGTTAGACCTGGAACAAATACCGCCTGACCATCACCCTCATCGCCATAGAAAACTGCTGTTTGTTTTAATTTTGCAATCTGGGCAATATCTCCACGAAGCGACTCAATGTTTAAAACATTGCCATCTCCATCTGTAAACCACTTGCCATTAGCCTTTTTATAAACATAAAGACCCCAATTGTAGTCTTTCTCAATCACCTTACGGCGAACATTACTTACAATGGGTTTGCCAGTTTTAGGATTAATCAATGGATTATTTTTAGAACTCATACCACAAGTATAGCAGATTATACTGGTGTTGCAACATTGGTTGACCAGATTACCTCTGAATATAGGCTTAATTCGTTCGGTTCAATACTAAGTCCCTCATCATCATCAATAATAATCTTATTTGTTCCAAGATAGGTCTTATATACATCTACTGGATTTACCCCATATAGTTCAGATGAGGAAATAATAAGAACACCTTCCCAGATAAAATTATTAAGCCAGAATTCCCATTCAAAGTTTGTTATACCGTCAGTTTCTACCCTGAGCCATGGCCTTGTAAGATTACTCTGGACCTGCTGAAGATTATTTGCCTGATAATAAGCAATATTATTAAACACCACTGGACCATTAAGATTAATACCGCCCAGATATAAATCAAAGTTAAGAGATGTAGAAAATGCTAGACCAAGAACTCCCCATTCTTTAATTGTTATTATTGGCTCTCTTACTAGAATACCGTTCCAATAATAGGCAAGACCATTAAAGTTTCCACCAGTTGCTACGCTTTTTGCAAATACTCTTGCTCTTGACCCATCGCTATCCAAGGCCTCCATAAAAAACTTAATCGTGTCACCTTTATACTCAATTTCAAATAGTTCTGTTTCTGCTAATGGGAATTTATCTAAATCAGATCTCATCCACATCTGCATGGCGCTTACACGATAGTTATCAGCAATTGTGCTATTAATTGGAATAGCAATTCCACGACTTACCTGTGGATCATACTGTCCTCGTATTTCTATGCCAGAAGTTCTATTTAGATACAGGTATGGAGTGCTGCCTTTATAAATGCTAAAAGGATTTTTTGCTTTGTAGTCATAGTAAAGACCAGCACGTGTGTATGGAAATAGGTCAACACCAAATCGTGTTCCAACTGGATTAAACGAGTTATCATTAAACGCCTGAGATGCAAGTTCAAGTCTACGAAGTGTAATTGGCTTTGTCAAAATACCACGAATATTAAATTCAAGATGATAGACAATTGCCAAATCATTAAAGTCAACAGACTTATCAGGATAAATCAGGGTGTTATCTACTACCTCAAATTTTGTAACATCCCAATATTGATAATCTGAAATGTCTATAACAGATCCTTCTTTAGGTGGCTCTACGGTAGTAAAAGCAGACTGTGGTGAGTTAGCGCCATCTGCAACATACTGAAAAGTTAAATAACTTCTAATTGATGCTTCTGTGGTGTCGTATTCATAAAACTTAAGAGACTTAGACTCCATATCCTCATAATTGTTCCAGCCAGTAAACAAGTAGTTGTCTAAATCATTGTATGTTCTTTGAACTGGATGACGATATTCTTGAAACAGTTCTTCATAAGTCCAGGATGAAGTGGTTTCATCTTCTAACAGTTTTGATGGTTTTGGATATCCAATATTAAACTGAATAAAGTCTAAATCGTAGTATGATCCACCCTCTTCATTTGTAACAAATTGAGCAAAATATGATAGTGGCAAATAATCTTCCCAATACCCCGCAACTCCAATATCTAAATAATATGTGTCGTATGCCTCTGTAGGCAAAAGGGTATAACTTGCGGTATGAGCAAGAAGCGCTTTAGCATTTTCTGATTCTGCTGAACCAGTGGCCAAATAACTATCCAAGATTGCAGTTCCGTTTAACTCAAAATGATTTTCAATTTCAGATGCGTTGTATGATGTTGATAATCCTACAGAATAGATCTTTCCAGTGAACTGATATGTACCCGTTCCATCTCCACCAACATACATTTTTAATCCATTTTGATTACCAAAGAATGCTGCTACATTACCGCCAAAATAACTAGACAGGGTTTGGATTTGAATACCAGCAGCATATTTTTCATCTTCTACAATTATGTCTGTAGTGTATATTTGCTCTTCTGTGCCATTAAAAGTTAAATAATAATGAATTTCATCCGATTCTTTTCTAATACTGAAATCATTACCAGTTAAAGGGTTATAGATTTTGAATAGTATTTCATCTGTTCCCAAGTCATCCGAAGAAAATACACCATAGATGCTATGAATACCCTCGTTTATAATATTAAATTGTGGGAAGTTAAAGTATGATTGAACAGAAACCCAAGAGGTGTTTGGTCTAAATGTTATGAAGGTATCATCATTAGGATCTTGAATTGCTTGATTATCATCATAGAGTTCTTGTAGTGTTTTTGTACCAGTGCTTATCTGTGGTAAAGAATAGGTTGGAGTTGTTATAGATGTTTCTGTTGTTACGAGATTATCAAACGTACCCTGGTCCCAACGGGCAAAGTCTGGATAGTTATAGTTTGCAGTGTAATCAGCAAACGGATAATCAATAAACGCCTGTGTTCCTCCATAAGCAGAGTTAATAGTTTCTGGAGAAAGAACTCCTTGACCATAAACCCAACGACGCTTTGCTACCGTTACCGCAACAGAGTATGGATAGATAGCAATACAATCTAACTCAATTGGACTTACTTCTTCATATGCATAAAATCCAAGCCAGTCTTGATCATCGCCGTATGCGTCTACAATGTTAGGTAAGTCCAAAGTGTCTGTATTGATACTTAAGCCTATGACTTCTTCTCCATTAATTAGTACGCTAACATTATTTCTAATCATTCTAATATGAACCAGCATAGGTCTAAACCATTCACCAACAAAGTGTGAAGAGAATTGTTTTCCAATAACTAAAGTTAAAAAGCCACCCTCAATATACAAACCATCTGTTGATGCTATAGGACCAAATATTCTTTTAGGGGCAAATGTATTTGAGTTTATCCTCATCCAAAACTCAACAGTGTAATCTTTGAACTGACCATCTTTATTTAAAAACCCTTTGCCAGGAACGATGAGAGATGGCTCTCCATCATTTTCTCTTAGCCTTGTAATATTTGATGCACCATAAACCATTGGAAGAGCAGTATTACGAGCCTTTAGATTATTATCATTAATTAAATAATATCCAACCTGTCCACCAAGACCATAAGGATCTGCAGGAATAGCCTGAGCAGTTGTTAGTGGAATGTTTGATGGCAATGAAACTGGGGTAACGCCTAAAGAAACGGCATTAAAATCTTCTGACCATTGTCCAAGAGTAAAACCATTTACATAAAATATATAATCAGATGTAGTTCCACCTTGATCATATTGAAACTCTATAACCATTCTTAATTCTGTATCTTCATCTGGTATTTCAAAGGTACCAGAAACAAAACTCCAAGCCTGAAAGGAGGTGGTATTAAAGGTTTGAAGTTTTTCTACAACTTGTGAAGAGGTTGTATCTGTGTATTGGTATCCTATTGATACCGCCGTTAAATAGGGGCTCTCTGAATAAAAATATGCACCAACACAAAATGTTTTTAGGTATTGATCTATTTCTGTAAAGTTTATAATGTTTTGGCTAACACAGACAACGCTTTCTGAAGTTACCGCTGGAACATCGCCCTCAACTATAGATGTTACGCTATCTGGAAATGGCTCATTTGAAAAAGAAGAACTTGTTGCTGTGCCATTTGTGACTGTCCACAGACCTAAATCTCTGTCTGTTTCATTAATAAGGCTAATATAGTCAGCCTGATCATCTAACGCCCACATGATAGTGGGGTGTTCCGCAAATATCTTTTCTGCGTATAAGTTAGATGGGGTAGTCATTAATATCTCCTACCCCAATTATAGCAGTTAGGATATTTTAATCATACATGTATCTGTAGTACAATATGCTTCGCCTTCAGCCTCTAAATTGTCTACCCCGTCATAAATGGCAGACCAATTAATCTTCTTTATCTCACCAACATAGGCGTTATATTCATCTTTTGTAATTTGAGTGTATGGTTGCTGTGGGTATGTCTTGTTACCCATAGGCAAAAATGATACGGCCTTAAGTTGACCCTCATACATATGAAGTGCTGGAGCAACATGCTCTGTCTCTTTGTCCTTGTCAAATGAAAGGGTAACAGAAACACCATTGTCTGACCAATACTTTTGAGTTGTAGCAGCAAGACCAATCTTCTCAAATAAAGTGACATCTTTTTCAGATCTAGCATGTCCAGAATGAACAGGGAAATATACAACAGTTGTATTTTGTGATACAAGATCTGCTTCCATTTTATACCCTGCTGCTTTAAACAAACTAATCATTGGATCTTGATTGCCAAAGCGGATTGCACGAAGGAAGAAGTTTCCTCCTGGCCCCCAGTGAACTCCTGGAGTTGCACCAGACAACAATGATACTGAGCCTGATGGCTTAACAGTTGTCACACGAATAGACTCACGAACACATAGCCACTCAGAGTAAGAATGATCATATTTACGAATAGTCTTGTATCCTTCATCCATCCATTCACGAACTGCTGGTAAACCTTTTTGATCTGCAAAAGAAGCAATACCAGTAAGCGATGTTCCAATACGACGGTTGCGTTGCATAATGCCATTTGTAATCTGCCAATGTGTAGGAACAAGAGTAACGGTCTTGCCATATAGATAAGCAAACTTTAAAGTACGCAAGAAATCTTCTTTAGATTCATGACGATTTAAATGTACTTCTACCAGTGTGCAGAGTTCATATGATTCCAATGGCTGCTCAGCACAAGGATTGAAGCCCATTACACGATAATCTTTTCCATCTGCAGGATCTGCAAGACGGCCATAGTTACGAGCAACATCAAGCCAAATAAATCCTGGCTCTCCATTGTCTGCAATTAAATCTACATAATCTTCATACTTGGTTCCAACTTCTGCTGCAATAGAATTATTGCTCATCCATGCCCATCCAGGATTTTCTGGATCAAATGAGTTGCGCTCTGGAAACATCTCTGAATTCTTTAAATTAATAAATCCATCATCTGACGGACTTCCAAGTGCGAGTGTAGCAGAACGACGAACATTACCAGCAACCACACAAGTTCCAATAAGATTTACAATATCAACAATTGCACGAGAATCAAAAATATCTCCTGCTCTATCTCCAATTACTTTACGAATGGTTTCATGTAATTTAATCAATGGTGCTGGACCTGAAGCGGTACCACCAAAACCTTTAATAGGTGCACCCAATGGTCTAATCAAAGAATAATCAAAATTAATCTTAGCCTGACCTTGTTTCAAATATGAATTAATAAGTAGTCTTACAGATTCTACCCATCCTTCTCTTGTATCAGGTATTTGATATGATATTTCTTCTTTGGTATTAGCATATATTTCCATACCCTTTTCTTGTCCAAGGGTGTCAAATCCTACTCCTACCCCAAGCATCAGAGCATCCATAACCCAGCCAAAAAGGGCTCCAGGGTCGTTTCTATCAATGTCCCTAGTAGATACCATGGCACAGTTCTGTAAGGCCGCAGAATTGCGTCTCTCCATCGTCATAGGGGTGCCAAAGGCCCATAGTCCACGACCTGGGGGAGTCCATTTAAGATTAAACATACGATCATAGGCTTCTTGGGCAGACTTCTGCGCTTTATTGTCATTCCAAGGAAGGCGGTTTTCTTTAGCATGATTCTTTTGAACAGAATACATTCCTTCAATTACCCGCTTACAAACCTCATGCCAGCGTTCTTTTGTACCATCTTCTTTGACTCTTGAATATGTACGGATAAAAGTTATCTCACCTAAAGAGTTGCCACCTGCGTCAGTAAAGCCAAAAGGGGCCTCAACATCTTTATATTTATTAACAAATTCATCCAATAGCCTAAAAGAAAATACATCTGACATTTAATTTACGAACCTCTCACTAAAAATAATATTAGAACTTTACAAATCGTAAAGTACTCCCAAGTATAGC